GGTCCGCAAGGCCCCGCTCACCGCCACCGCCTCGCCGGCGGTCGCCGGCAACGCGGCGCCGGCGCCGACCGCCCGCGTGGCGGCCGGCGGCGCCACGGCGGCGCCGGCTGCGACCACCGGCCAGCGCCGGCGGCCTGCCGCCAGCTGATACGACCACCGCCACCGGCGCCTTCGGGCGCCGGTGGTCTTTTGCTCTGCTGCCATCCTCGGGAGATCCCCATGGACCGCGACCGTGATCCGGGTGCCTTCGACCTGTCCTGCATCGGCTTCGTCGACTTCGAGACGCGCGGCCAGACGCCGATCGAGGCCGGCGCCACGCGCTACGCGCTCGACGCCGACGCCATCATCTGCAGCTACGCGATCGGCGACGGCCCGATCCAGATCGCCGCCAGGAGCGATTTCAGCCGGCCGCTGCTGTGGTCGGACATGCCGGCCGGTTTTCGCGCCCACAGCGAGGCTGTGGCCCGCGGCGCAGGCATCTGGGCCGCCTGGAACGCCGGTTTCGACAAGGCCATCTGGAACTTCTCGACGATCGGCTGGCCCACCCTGGAGGCGCCCCAGATCATCGACGTCATGGCCCAGGCGGTTGCCTCGGGTTTTCCACCGGATCTGCACATGGCTGCGGTGATGTCGGGGTCGCACCACAAGGACAAGGAAGGCAGCCGGCTGATCAAGCTGTTCTGTGCGCCCGGCGCCCAGGCGACGCCCCAATCCCACCCCGAGGACTGGGCGCGGTTCTGCAGCTACGCCGGCGACGACATCGCGGCGATGCGCTCGATCTTCAAGGGCACCCGGCAGCTGTCGCTCGCCGATTGGCGCGAGTATTGGGCGATGGAGCAGATCAACGAGCGCGGCGCGGTGATCGACCTGACCATGGTCGAGCACGCCGCCCGGCTGGCGGTCGAGGATAAGGCCCGGTCCAAGTATGAGATCGGCAGCCTGACCGGCGGCAAGGTCGGCTCGGTCGACAAGATCGACGCGATGAAGAAGTGGCTGTGGGACAGCTTCGACGGCGTCGGCCAGGATCTGCTGATCAAACGCGCCGAGGAGCTGAACGACGACGGCTCGATCGAGACGCCGGCCAAGCTGACGCTGACCCGCGGCCGGCTGTTACGGCTGATCGCCTACTGCGAGGACACGATCGGCCGCACCGCCGACGCCGCGGTGCTTGATCGTTACCAGCGTGCGCTGCGCGTGCTGCAGATCCGGCTGTACGGCGGCTCCAAGACGCCGGCCAAGTTCGGCCGGATGCTGCAGCAGCACGTCGATCGCCGGCTCTATGGGCAGTATGTGTTCAACGGCGCGGCGCAAACCGGGAGGGCGTCGAGCCGCGGCGTGCAGGTGCATAACCTCGCCCGCGACACCATGAAGAACGAGCGCGAGCTGCTCGACGCGATCGGCGCCGGCGCCGACTATGACACGATCGCCCGGCTCGGCCCCGACCCGGTGTCGCGCAAGCTGTCGCTGCTGATACGCCCAGCGTTCGTGCCGTGCGACGAGGACCATGTGTTCGTCTGGAGCGACTGGTCGCAGATCGAGGCCAGGATCCTGCCCTGGTCGGCCGGCGATGATCCCGGCGCCCTGGACCGGCTTGACATCTTTCGGGCCGTTGATCTCGACCCGTCAGTTCCTGATTTGTACACCCGCACCACCGCTGACATCTCGCACATCGCCATCAAGGACGTCACCAAGCCGCTGCGGCAGCGCGGCAAGGTCGCCGAGCTGGCGCTAGGATTTGGAGGGGGCGTCGGTGCGCTGCAGGCGATGGGCGCCGCCTACGGCCTGCACGTCGACGACGCCGAGGCCCGCACCATCGTCGACCGCTGGCGCAGCGCCAACCCGTGGTGCGTGAACTTCTGGGGCCGCCACGATGGCCACGGCTCGACCGGCCTGTGGGGCGCCGCCAACCGCGCCCTGGAGCAGCGCGACCCGAAGAAGCAGTACTGGGCCGGCCGCATCCACTTCCGCTTCCACCCGACCTACTTCGGCGGCTCGCTGTTGTGCGTGCTGCCGTCCGGCCGCTGCCTCGTCTACCGCGCGATCCGCTACGAGCCGGTTGAGGATCTCGACGAGGACGGCGAGCCGACCGGGCACGTCTCGCGCAAGCTGCGCTTCGCCCGCGGCTACGGTCGCAGCAAGCTGTGGCACGGCACGTTCTGCGAGAACGTCGTCCAGGCGATCGCCGCCGACTGCCTGCGCGGCACGCTGGTGCGGCTGCAGAACGAGAACTTCAAGGTGCGGCTGCACACCCATGACGAGGTGCTGCTGGAGGTGCGCCGCGAGCACGCCGAGATCACCCGGTCGCTGCTGCGCGAGGTGATGCAGCGCGGCTTTAGCTGGAGCGCCGGCCTGCCGATCATGAGCGACGAGACGGTCGCCTACTACTACACCAAGAGCGAGAAGGACCACGGGCTATGAGATACCCGGCACGCATCCCCAAGGACGTCTGCGACAGGTTCGAGGAGCTGGCCTTCGAGGCCCGCAAGGCCGGCGTCGAGCGCTACTCCGCACGCACCATCTTGGAGCGGATCCGCTGGCACTACGACATCGACAAAGGCGTGCGTGAGTTCAAATGCAATGATCACTGGTCGCCGTTCCTGGCGCGTTGGTTTCTGAAGAAGCACCCGCGCTGGACCGGCTTCTTCGAGCTGCGTGAGCGCAACGAGCAGGGCGTGGGGAGGAATTGGAATGAGATCGACATCTGAGCTGCGGCCATACCAGCAGCGCCTGATCAGCCACCTGTACGAGCACGATGAGGCGCTCTGTATTGTCAGACCCGGCGGCGGCAAGACCGTGGTCGCGCTGACCGCGATCGGCGAGCTGCGCCGCGACGAGGTGATCCGCCACGCCCTGGTGCTGGCGCCCAAGCGCGTCGCCCGCAAGGTCTGGCCCGACGAGGTGCGCGAGTGGGCGCACGTCCGCGGCTTGCATTATCAGGTGCTGACCGGCGGCCCGGCCAAGCGCAAGGCGATGCTCGACGTCGCCTACCAGTACGACCTGACCATCTGCGGCCTCGACGTGGTGCCCTGGCTGATCGAGAACCTGCCGGACGAGGCCGACCACCCGATCTACGACCTGCTGGTGATCGACGAGGTGTCACGCTTACGCAACCCGACCGGCGTCCGCGCCAAGGCGCTGGCCAAGGTGGCGAACCGCTGGGGCATGGTCTGGGGCCTGTCCGGCACACTGCGGCCGTCCGGCGTCGAGGATCTGTTCATGCCGGCCCGTGTCGTCACCCGCGGCAAGCTGTGGGGGCGCTCGTTCTACCAGTGGCGCAAGGAGCACTTCTATCCGCTCGACTTCCACGGCTACACCTGGGCGCCGTTCCCCGGCGCCGAGGACAAGCTCAACGCCGCGATCGCGCCGCTCACCGCGACCGTCGCCGAGGGCGAGCTGATCCAGCCTGAGCCGCAGATCATCTTCGACCGGGTCGAGCTGCCGGCCGCCGCCCGCCGGCAGTACGACGACATGCACAAGCGCCTGTTCGCCGGCGTCAGCGATCGTGCCGTGCTGGCGTCGAGCGCCGCGGTCGCCACCGGCAAGATGGCGCAGATCGCCAACGGCTTCATCTACGACAACGGCATCACGCTGGCGGTGCATGACGAGAAGCGCGAATGGCTGCAGGACATCATCGAGGACGCCGCCGGGCCGACGCTGCTGATCTACGAGTACCTGCAGGATCTGGCGCTGATGCAGGAGCTGCTGCCGGACCTGCCCTACCTCGGCGCCGGCGTCGGCGATCGCGAAGCGAACTGCCACATCGACAACTGGAACGCCGGCCGCCTGCCGTTCATGGGCCTGCACCCGGCCTCGGGCGGCCACGGCCTGAACCTGCAGCACGGCGGCGCCGACATGGCCTGGATGTCGCCGACGTGGTCGCCGGAATACTGGGACCAGACCATCGCCCGGCTCAATCGCTCAGGGCAGAAGCGTCAGGTGATGGTGCGGGTCTGCGTCGCCACCGGCACGGTCGACGAGATGAAGCTCGATCGGGTCTACAACAAGATGTCGGCGCAGGAGGCGTTCGAGGCCTACCTGCGCCAATGGCATGCGTCGACCTAGCGTTGCGCCCGCCGACGTTTCGGCTTGGCGCCCTTCATCGGCCACAGGCTGTCGGGCGCCGACAGGCCCATCTTCTTCAGCCGGCCCTGCAGCGTGACGTAGGTCGCCGCCGGGAAGCGATCGGTGGTGCGCCAGCCGGACACCACCTTGGCAGTTGTCCCCAGCATGGTGGCCACCTTCTGGCCGCCGCCGAGCACGTCGATCACGATACGGGTTGATGGTAGCATGGTCATGAGTTGTTCACCGTGTCTGAGTTATTCGGAACGCGAGCGTTGCCCGTCCAGATTATTCGGACTAGCCTGCTGCCGTCAACGAGGAGGACACAATGATGCTGATGGGTGAGATCACCGTGGCGCTGCTGACGCTCGCCATCCTGTGCCTGCTGCTGCCGGCAGGTGTGCGATGATGACCAGGGAGGAACGCGACGCCTGCGTCGCCGAGATGCGCGAGCGCAAGCGCCTGATCGAGATCGCCTGGATCCTGCTGATCCGGGCCAAGGCGCCGGACGGCGCCAGCGCCGGCGAGGTGCGGATGGTGCGCTATGCGTTCTTCCAGGGCGCCCAGGCGGTGCTCGACGTCATGCGCAAGGCGGCCGAGGCGCCCAAGGGCGTCGGCATCAGGGTGATCGCCGAGCTGGAGCGCGAGCTGAAGGCCGAGGCCGACACCAACCGGGCCGAGCGGGCCGAGGCCAACCGGCCCACTTGACAGGGGGGACGAGCTGGCCTAGAAACCGTGCATCACAACGGAGACGACAGATGAACTTCCCAGACAGCGACGACCTCGACGCCCTCTTCACCGCCACCGGCCCGGCCGCTTCGCCGGCCGGCCGCACGCCGCCGGCTTCGTACAAGCCGGCGTTCACCGAGAAGTGCGCCAAGTGCAACGGCACCGGCAAGTTCATCACGCCGCGCGGCCATGTGTTCGGCAAGTGCTTCGCCTGCGACGGCGCCGGCTCCAAGACGTTCGCCACCTCGCGCGGCACCCGCGTCAAGGCCAAGGCGCAGCGCGAGGCCCGCCAGGACGCCGAGCGCGTCGAGAACGCCACCGCGTTCAAGGACGAGAACCCGAACGAGTGGGCCTGGATGCTGGCGACGGCGCCACGCTGGCAGCTGATCCAATCGTTCCTCGAAGCGATCACCAAGTGGGGCAGCCTCACCGATCGACAGCTGGAGGTGGTGCGCAACGGTATGCTGCGCGACGCCGATCGCGCCGCCGCCAAGGTCACCGCGGCGCCGGCGGTCGAGGCGGCCGGCGTCGATCGGCTCAAGGCGGCGTTCGACACCGCGGCCGCCTACACCGCAGCCAAGGCCAAGGGCCTCAAGGTCAAGTCGCCGCGCATCACGCTCAACGGCGTCACCATCAAGCCGGCCAAGGCACACAGCCGCAACCCCGGCGGGCTGTACGCCTACGATCCCGAGGGCGACTACCTCGGCAAGATCGTCGACGGCCGCTTCTTCGCGGTCGCCACCTGCACCGACAAGCAGAAGGCCGACGTCGTCGCCTTCGTCTCGAACCCGGACCCGGCGCAGGCCGCCAAGGTGTATGGCCAGGAGACGGGCATCTGCTGCGTCTGCAACGCCACGCTGCGCTCGGAGTGGCGGCTGCGCGGCATCGGCCCGATCTGCGCCGAGAAGTTCGGGTGGTAGTGATGCAGGTCATCATCACAGACGGCGGCCGCGGCGCCAGTGCCCGCGGCCGCGGCCGGGCCACCGGCGACTGCGTCGCCCGCTCGGTGGCGATCGCCTCAGGCCGCCCCTACTGGGAGGTCTACGACCGCCTCGCGCAGGGCACCGGCACGCAGCGGCGCAGCAAGCGCACCGGCAAGCGCGGCTTCACCGCCGACCACGGCATCAACACCCGGCGCCGGTGGTTCAAGGATTACATGGCCGAGCTGGGCTTCACCTGGGTGCCGACCATGGGCATCGGCACCGGCTGCCGGGTCCACCTGCGCAGCGGCGAGCTGCCGATGGGCCGGCTGGTGGTGTCAGTCAGTAAGCACGCCACCGCGGTGATCGACGGGGTGATCTTCGACACGCATGATCCGAGCCGCGGCGGCACCCGCTGCGTCTATGGCTACTACAAGCTGAAGGATTGACGCGGAAACGCCCGGCAGGAGGGCCGCTCACTGCCGGGCGTTCTACGCTTGGACGCAACGCTGACGCAACGTAACGTCGGTGCTCGTTCATCACAACGGAGCGGGGCGACCATAAGGCCGGCGCCGGCGCCGGTCAAATGTTCCCCGACGCGGGTTGCCAGCACAACCGAGTGCGCTGGTCTAACGAGCAGGCTTAACCGGAGTAGCGCCCGGCCCGCACTAACCGCCGCTAATCGTTGTCGCCGGTGCCCATCAGCAGATCGATACCATTGACGGTGATGGTCAGCTCGACCCCGTCCGGGATCTCCAGCGAGATCTTCACCACCGGCACATACTCCACACCGCGATCGGACGGCTCAGTCGGTGCCGGTTCGTCGTCGGGGCCGCTCATGCGCGAATGGCGAACCCGAAGGCGTGCCAGCCGAGCAGGAACAGCAGGATGAAGATCAACACGCTGTTGGCGTGGACCCAGGGGTATTGCCCTGGCCCGTACACCGAGCCGATCCAGCTGATGAACCACAGCAGCATCAGGATCCAGAAGATCAGGCCGATCGTCATCATCGCCTCCTCAAAGGTCGCGCACGTCGATGCAGCTATACCAGAAACGGTGCCACGCCCTGCCGTAGTACGGAAGCATCGTCATCTCCTCACGGCGCAGCGTTCGATCTGCAGCAGGCTCCGCGCCATGTTGCGGCAGGCGATCTCGGCGTTGATCGCGTCGACCTCGGCGCGAGTGTAGATCTCGCGGATGCCGACGCGCCGCTCTTCGTAGCAGCCCGACAGCGCGATCGCCGCCAGCATGGTGGCGAGCCACCTCACGTCTTACACGCCCGCAGGATCTGCGCGATCATCTCGATGTTCGCCTTGTCCCTGGTGCTTGCGTTCTCGGCAACGTCCTTGAGCAGCAGTGTGACGAACACCAGAAACGCCACGTTGACAGTAAGTAATGCAATCGCAATCGGGCTGCCGCTCATCCCCGCGATCGCGGCCTTGAAGGCTTCGGTGAACGGCATGTGTGCTCACGGGTGGTGCGGGTGCTCCAGGCGGTCGAGCCGGCGGTTGATCCGTTCGAGCGTGCGCAGGATGTCGCGCTCGATCGCGGTCGGCCCCGGCTCCGGCGGCGGCGGCGGATCGGTGAACGTGCCGGCGGCTTGGTTGTAGACCTTGCCGCCGAAGTCCTTGAACGGGTCGCTGCCGGTGTAGCCGGTGATCTCGATCACCTCGGCGCCGTCCGGGAACAGCATGGTGCTGTCGTACAGCGCCGTGCTGACGATGTGCAGCGTGTCGCGCAGGTGGACGGTCGCCTTGACGCTGCCCGGCTGGAAGCGCGACGGCGGCGCCGGCGCCTTCGGCAGCGGGTTGCCGTCGACGTCCACCACCGGCATCGGGATCGAGATCTTCTGGTCCGGCTTGACGTAGCCGTACCAGTCGAGGTTGTCGCTCGCTCGCTTGGCGAACATGACGCCCGGCGGGAAGGTGGCCGGCACCGTCGTCGGCGTGTAGCGAACCCAGTTGCCGTGGCTGATGATGTTCATGTGTAGCTCACTGTGACGAAGCCGGTGCCGACGATGTCGACCTGCAGATAGCGGTAGCGCGGGAACAGGGTCGAGGATCCATTGATGCCGGCGAAGCCGGTCACCACCGCGCCGGCATACGGCTCGGCCATCGGCGTGCTGTTGAGGTGCGAGTTGTCGCCGGCCAGCGCCAGCCGGGTGCCCTTGAGCGGCGCGGTCAGCTCGCGCGTCGTCCAGAACTTGAACTGGTTCGGCGTGAACGAGACGCCGCCGGCGTAGAAGTTTGCGTCGGCGGCCATGCCGAAGTTCTGGGCGAACGCACCCTGCTTGTAGAAGCTGACGAACGGCTCGCCGGTCGTGCCGCTGTTGAAGATGGTCTTGGCGAAGCCGGCCTGCGTGATCACCGTGCCGTTCGGCTCGATGGTCGACAACCCGCCGGTTGCCTGGATGGTGACCGGCGCGACGAACGATGCCGTGCCGGTGACGCTGAGCGCCCCGCCGATGCCGACGTTGCCGCCGGTCGTCAGGCCGCCCAGCAGTGCCAGGGTGCCGACGCTGCTGATCGTCGCCAGCGTATCGATGAAGTTGCCGTTGTTGTCGCCGTGCGCAAACGTCAGCGTGCCGCTGATGTTGTACATGCCCAGGCCGACCGAGCCGTTCCAGGCAACGAAACCAGGGTTTGACACATTGCTGGCGATGAACTTGCCGCCGAAGCTGTACACCGCGCTGGCGACGTTCAGCACGCTGTTGATCGCCATCTGGCCGGTGAACGTGCTGGTGCCGCCGACATTGAGCGTGGTGCCGACCCCGAGCGCGCCGTTGACGTTGGCCGAGCCGAACGCCGTGAGCGTGTTGCTGGCGCGATCGATGGTCAGCGAGTTGCTGATGAAGATGCCGGCGTCGCTGTAGCGCGAGATCGCGAACACGCTGCCGGCGTTGGCGCCGCTCTCGGGGTCGCCCGAGCCGAGCACCAGCTCCCAGCGTGCCGAGGCGCCGACGCCGCCGACGATCGACGCTCGCGCCGCGCTGGTGCGGCTCAGCGACAGCGTCGGGTTGACCATCTGGATCATCAGCGGGCCGGTCATCGTGTCGCCGGCCCGGTCCACCTTGGCGAGGTTCGCAGCAGCGATGGCATTGATGGCGCGGGTGTCGGCCTGCAGCCAGCTGCCCCAGGTGCCGGCCCAGCGCTCGCGGACATACTTGACCGGCGGGATGGTCAGGGCGGGCTGGCCGGCGCCGCTGCCGAGCGCGGTCGCTTCGAGCACCATGTAGTTGGCGTCGATCTGATAGGCGATGCCGGTGAACGCGGCTGCGGTCGGCGCGCCGGTAGCGCCGGCCGCGGAGTAGAACGAGCCGGGCAGGAACGGGAAGCTGTCGTAGTTGGTCACCTGCTGCGAGGCAGCCTCGCCGCCGAGCGCGATCAGCGCGTCGCGCGGATTGGTGGCGCCGGTGCCGCCGGCGATGATCGGCCGTGGCCAGTTCAGGTCGTGCTCAACGTCGGAGACGAAGTTGTTATACTTGGCGCTCTCGATCGTCGTGTCGGTCACGCCGAGCGTGCCGACTGGTATGGTGTAGACCCCAGAACCGTCGCGCATTGCAATCTCCTACGGCCGGATACGCTGCTGGCCCGTCCAGGGATTGACGCCCCTGCGCCGTTGATCGAACGCTTCAAGTCTATCAGCTATCGCCTGCACCGCATCCGGGTTGCGCTCCATCAGCGTCCTGGCGATCGCCGCTCGCTGCGCGGCGCTCTCGCCCTTCGCTGCGGTCTTGATGAAGTCCATGATGCTGGTCGCGGCGTGCATCGGGTTGCCGCTGGCGACCGACGAGGCCAGCCCGAACACCTGGGCGCCACCGGGGCCGGCCGCGGCGTCGGCGATGTTCTCGGCGGTCGATGAGCCGCCCAGCGCCGCGTGCGACCCCTTGATCATGCTCTCTTCGCGGTTGAGGAATTGCCGCAGCTGGTCAGGCTGCCCCGGCTGCCGCGGTCCCTGGTACAGCGACAGCTCGTTCAGCTCGTTGGATCCCTTCAGCGCCTTCTCGCGCAGCTGCGCCGGGAAGTTGCCGCTGCGTTCGAGCGGCTGCACCGCCTTGTCGGCGTAGCCGATGCGGGCGCCCTGCTTCTCGGCATCGGTCATGGCGCGGAAGGTGTCGAGGTTGTCGGCATAGCGGCCGCGGGTCGCCATATCCTGGCCGGTGCGGACGGCGTCCTTCACCTCCATCGGTCCCCGGTACAGCGCCCGCGCCATCGCATAGTCCGGGTTCAGCGCGTCCATGTTCTCCAGCAGTCGGTTCTTCATGATGGTCAGCGCCCGGCCCTCGGCGTTGACCCGGCCGGTGACCGCGTCGGTGTTCTGCTCGATCATGTTGTCGAGGCCGACCTTCAGCGTGTGCAGCGTCTTGGTGTTCGGCACGCCGCTGATCACCGGGTCGCCGGCCTCGTTGAAGCCGGTGATCGCCGCGTCGGTCGGGTTGAATGGCCGGCCGCTGCCGGCCGTCTCCAGCTGCTGGATCCTGACGCCGCGGGCGATGCCCTGGCGGCCGGCCGGGGTTTGCAGGATCTCGTCGATCGCGTTGTTCCAGACCGGCCCGGAGTGCTCGGCCTGCCGGTAGAGCGGCCCGGCTGTCCGGTTGGCGTGGTCGATCAGCTGGTCGGTCGCCTGCCGGGCCGTGCCCTGGACGCCGAGCGCACGATTGACCTCGCCGACCACCCGCGTCGGCATGTTGAGATCGCGGTTGGTCATGAACTCGGTGATGCGGTCGCGGGCCTCGCCGGGGATCTTGGCCAGGATGCCGAGCTTGCGCTGGCCCTCCTTGCCGATCGCGTCGGCCAGGGTGTACTCGGTCTGGCCGGCGGCGTGCGCGTCGCTGACCCGCTTGGTGATCTCCTCGACGCTCAGCCCGCTGTCGCGCACCGCCTTGTTGATCTGGCTGGTGGCGATCTTCTCCGGGTCGATCAGCCGCGGCATCTGCAGCGCCCTGGCCACCGGCTTGACGCCGTACTCGATCGCCTTCGGCAGTGCGGCGCCGACCACGCCCAGCGCCGGCGCGTAGGTCACCGCCTTCTCGGCGCTGTCCTGCAGGCCCTCGCCCTCGCCGAAGCCCAGCACACCGCCGAGCGCGGATCCCTTGAGGAAGTGCTCGCTGGCCTTGGCAACGCCGGCCGGGATCTGCTTGGCGCCGAGGCCGAGCTGCGGGATCGCCTTGAACGCGGTGATCGCCTGCGGGCCGGCGTTCGACAGTGCGCTGCCGGCGCTGCTCAAGCCGCCGAGCAGCTCGGCCGCGGCGCCGCCAAAGCCTGCGGTGTTCTCGTCGATCTTCTGATTGCGCAGCGTCTGCGCCGCCTTGCCGTAGCGGTAGGCTTCCGCCGGGTTGAGCGTGCCGTGCCGGTACATCTCCAGCGGCACCGACATCCCGGCGAGGGCCTCGTCCTCCAGGCCAAGCGTAAAGCCTCGCGCCGCCCGGTCGGCGTAGCCCTCGGCCAGCGGCACGCCCTTGCGCAGCAGCGCGTCGCGGCGGGCGATCGCGTCCTGCATGTACTTGTCCGGCGGCTCGGGCGGCGCCGGCGGCGGCGTGGTGATCGGCACCTCGGCCGGGTTGGTCATGTCCGGCGGCAGCGGCGGCTTCGGCACCGTGGTGTCGTATTGGTCCCAGTAGCTCACAGGCCACCACCGATCCGGCGCCGTGGCACCGTCAGCTCGCGGCCGTCCGGCGAGATGAAGCGCTGCCCTGGCGGCAGGATCAGCTCGTCGCCCGGCTTCGACACCCTGACCGGCGGCTTCTCCAGCTGCCGGGCGTAGAGGTGGTCGGAACTCTCCTGCAGCGCCGCCCGGATCGCCGCCTGCCCCTGCTGGCCGGACGAGGCCTCGACCGCGTCGACGAAGCGGTGCCGGCGGGCCGACTTGTCGGCCAGATCCCGCGCCGTGTCGCCGACCGCCGGCAGGTAGGCCGGCAGGTTACGGGCCGCCTCGCTCGGGTTGACCGCGGCGCCGCTGGTGCGCTGCATGAAGCCGCCTTCGAAGTTGTTCATCGCGGCTTTCGAGCGCCGGTAGGCGTCCGACGCCGTCAGGTTGCCGATCAGCGGCACGTCACGCAACCGCTCGGCCGGGACGGTCAGCGCCTTGCCCATCTGCAGCTCGTTGTCGAGCAGATGCAGGTCCGGCCGCACCCGCTGCACGAACTCCTGCGCATGGGCTTGGTCGGCGGTCATCTCCTCCTTCTTCGGCTGCGGTGCGCCGGGTGGCACCGCATAGGGCTGCTGCGGCGTGCCGGGCGGCGCATAGGGTCGCTCGAACTGCGTGCCGCCAGCCGCCAGCGTGTCCGGCTTGGTGGCTTGCCGCTGCTTCTCTGCGAGGTCGGCGATAGCCTTCTCGCGCTCGCGCTGCACATAGTCTGGGCTATTCTCACGCTGCATCTTGGCCAGCTCTTCGCGCAGCTTGCCGGCGATCGCCGGCTGGTTGGCCTCGTCGGCGAACTTGATCTTGCGTTCGAGGTTTTTCATCGGCGCCTCGCGCGACGTCTCCTGGTGCTTCAGCTCGGCTGCCTGCCAGCGCTCGCGCTGGTCGACATAGCGTGCCCAGTTCTTCTCGTCGGTCCAGGCCCGCTCCTTCTCCAGCAGCGCCGCCTGATCCGCGGCGTATTGCCGGGTGGTTTCACTGGCTTGCGGACTGCGCATGGCATTGCGCCAGTACGCCTCGCGCGGGCTGAGCGGCGTGCGCTGCGGTTCGATCGGCGGATCGCCGGGGTGCGGCGCGATCAGGTCCGAGCCGTCGTCCTGTGGCGTGCCCGGCGGCTTGGTGATCCGATCGTTCGGTGTGCGCGGCCCTGGCGCCGGCGCGATCGTGCTGCCGCTGAGCGGGGCCGGGTTGAACATGCTGGGGTCGAGCTGGCCGGCCTGGGCCAGCTGCACCGGCCGCTCAGACCCAGTCGTCGGGGAAGCCGGGACCGTAGTCGGTCCCGCCACGGTAGGGTCCGGGTCCGGCACCGCCGGGGCCGGGGGCTGTTGCTGTTGCTGATTGAGCAGCGTGTCGGTGATCGCGTTGCGCCGGGCGGCGACGTCGGCGTCGAGGCTCGGGCTGGCCGAGCCGATCGTGCCGAGCCGGCCGAGCGGCGCCGCGTCGTTCTGGACGTCGCCGCGGGAGGCAGTAGCGCCACGCCCGAGCAGACTGGGCCGACCGGCACCAAGCGCCACCTCCCGCAGCAGGCGGTCCTGGGCGGTGTCCTCGGGCGTGGCTGGAGCAGCTGCCTGCTGCGGCACGGCAGGCTGCTCGTCCATGAGCGGGCTGGGTCGGACGGCCAGGGTTGTGACCGGCGGCCCCTGCGGCGCAGCCGGTGCCCGCGCCTGGGCCGGCGCCGGGCCATCCTGGGGGCTACCCAGGGCGGCCTGCAGCTTGCGCATGAAGTCCTCGCCGTAGCTGCGCACGGTCAGCCGGCCGTGCGCGTCGGTGGCGCCGAGGTTGTACATGCCGCGGTCGCCGCCATACCAGTTGCGGGCGGCACCCTCCTCGCCGTACTTGGCGACGGCGTCGCCGAACTGCTGCCGGAACTGGGTGTGCTGGGCGTTCGGGTTGTTGAGGAACTCCTGCGGCGTCATGCGGTAGCCGAGCGATGCCTCGGTGCGGTCGCCGATCTCGTCGGACATGACTTGGAACTTACCCAGCGCCCGGCCGCCCTTGGTCGGGACGCCGACCTCGCCGTAGGGATTGCGGGAGCCGCCGCTCTCGATCCCTGAGATCGCCTTCTCCCAGGCCACCTTGCGCGGGTCGTCCATCGGCCCCTCGAACGGGATGTCGGCCGCGGTCTGCGCCACCGGCGCCGGCGCCGGCGCCTGGGCCGGCGGCTCGGGCGGCGTGTAGGCCGCCTGCTGGATCGGCGGCAGCGCCGCCTGATCGGTCATCGCCCCGGCCCGGTTGGCCTCATGCTGCGGGCTGACCAGCGCCTGGGCGATCCGATCGCGCACCACGGTGTTGTTCTTGGCGAGCAGCTCGGCACGGAGCGCGTCCTTGGCCGCACCGGGGATCTCGGGCAGCGCCGCCTGCTGGTACGGCGGCGCGATGCTGCTCTGGTCCTCGGCGATCGTCGCCTGCTCGATCGGGTACTGGGTCGGGCTGGGCGCCATGGTCACCGGCGCCGGCGCCGCACTGTCGGCGTTGTAGACCGGCGCCACGTTCTTGACCGTGGACGGCCCCTCGCCGCTGTAGGACATGATGCTGCCCTCGACCGGGTTGAACTGGCCGGAGGCCAGGGCCGGGTCGCTGTCGGGCATGATCAGCGCCGGGTCGGTCAGCACCGCCTTGTCGGTCGGCACCGGCCGCGGCGCCGGCACGGCGCCGGGGCCGCGTGTGCTGCTGCCGGGGCCGCGTGTGCTGCTGCCGGGTGCTGCCGGCGTCGTCGCCGGTGGCGCCCCGGTCTGGATCGCCCGGTCGCCCTGCTTGAACCTCTCCTCGGCCTGCCGGTCGCGCCAGTCGCGCACCGCCTCTCCCAGGCTCTCGCCGAAGTAGGTCAGGCCTTCGCCCAGGGTCTTGGGGAAGCCCTTCTTGCTGGCCGCGATCGCCGCGGCGATCGCCCGCCGGCGCTTCAACTCCTCCAGCGTCGGTGCCTCGGCGTTGCCACCGAAGATGAACGGGATCGTGTCGCTGTCGATCAGTGCCATGTCACGCCGCCTTCAGGATGCTGCCCATCACCATGCCGGTGTTGATGTGGCGGATGCCGCGGCGGTCCTTCGCGACCGCCCGTGGGTTGATCTTCTCGACGTCCTGCGCCATCGGCCCGACGTGTCGCGCGCTGCTCGGGTCGGCCTTGTAGCTGTACTCGTAGATCGGCAGCTCCTTGCGATCGCCGTCATCGCCGGCCGCGAACACCGTCGCCATCGGCGTGATGTTCTCCTTGGTGCGCTCGTCCGACATCTTCATCATGCCGCCGAGCATGCCGAAGATGCCGCCCATCAGCGCGTTGCTGTTCTGGCTCTCCTGCTTGTAGACATCCATGTCCTGGCTGAAGCGAGTGTTTATAAGCCCGGCGACGTCGGTGGTCGGGATCTGATTGTTCGGCGTGTTGACGAAGTTCGGATTGTTGATCTGCGAGCCGCTGAGCAACGAGCTGATCTCGTTGATCGGCTGGTTGCGCATCGCATACTGCTCGTTCATGTACTGATTGCGCGCCATGTTCTGCGCGTTGAACCCGGCCTGCCCCTGCGCCATCTGCTGCGCGAGGCCGGCGTTGGCGAACTCGCCACGGGCGGCCTCCTGCGTGAAGCGATCGCGCTGCGCCGCGTTCCAGAACTGACCCTCGGCGTTCGATTGCTCGAAGTCGCGCTGCTGCGCCTCGTTGGCGAACGTGCCGCGGCCCTGCGCCTGATTGTAGGCCTGCTGCTGCGCCGCGTTCTGGAAGCCGGCACGCTGCGCCGCCATGTCCATCATGCGCTGCTGCTCGGAGCCGGCCTGACTGACCGCGCCGAACCGGGCGTCGTTGGCCTGCCGGTTGTAGTCGTCCATCGCCGAGGTGTAGGCGGCGGATCCGTAGCGGATGCCCTGGTCGGCGAGCCGCTGCTCGATGTTGCCGCGCTCGCGGGCGAGCTGCGGGTTCATCCGCGACATCAGGCTGTCCTCGACGCGCTGACGGTCAGATGAGAAGTCGTCCTGCGGGCCGTAGCTGCGGGTGATGTCGCCGGCGTCGCCGAAGGTGCGCTGCTGCTGGCCGGTGCCGCGCAGCGTCATCTGCTGCTGGTAGCCGTCGTCGCCGAACGTCGTCTGTGCCTGCGGCACGCCGGTGATCATGTTCGGATCGCCGGCGCCCGGCGCATTGCCGAGATTGATGTCGCTGGCGAGATGCGATGACAGCCGCGCGCTCTGCGCGTTGGCCATGCCGGCGAGATTGTACTTCGCCGCTTGGTTCTGGTCCTCGATCGCCTGCGACTGCGGCGAGCGCAGCTGCGTCGCCGTGAACGTCGGGATGTTGACGTTCAGATTGGTGTACGGGTCGAGCCAGTTGTAGTTGCCGGTGACGTCGTAGCGCAGCGAGCCTTCCGGCGTCACCTGATTGGTGTTGTTCAGGAACGCATTGGCCAGCGACGTCGCGACGTTGGTCGACGTCGAGGCGCGTGCGGTGTCGACCGGGTTCGGTGCAGCTGGAGGATCCGGCTTGCCCATGTCAGTAGCGTCCCAGTTGTCCTGGCCCTGTCGGCATCTGCGTGCCGACCGTTGGATCGACCGGCGGCTGGCCGACGAAGTTCGGCACCCGCGGCGGCGGCGGCACTGGTGCGCCGCCGGACATCGGCGGCTGCATCTGCGGCGGCCCGCCGAAGCCGCCGCCTGGAGGCGGTGCGCCCGGCATCGGTGGCGCCTGTGTCGCCATGCCCGGCTGCTGCGGCGGCCCGCCCATGCCCGGCATCTGTCCTGGCTGCATCGGCCCGCCGGCGCCCGGTATCCCGCCGGGCGGCGGCGGTGCGCCCATGCCCGGCATACCGGGCGGCATCTGCGTCCGGGGCTGCGGGTTCTGCACGTTCATCAGGGCCTGGGTGATCGCATCGCGCACGTTGTTGACGCTGGCACCGCCACCGCCACCACCGCCGCTCATCGCCGGTCCACCGGCACTATAGATCGGCATCAGGCAGCCTCCTGTTGCGGCGCGTCCATCTCGATCTGATGGTGCTTGAGCCGCTTGTTGAAGCGATTGTTGGCCCAGTCCTCGACCGTCAGCGTGCAGAGCACGCCGTCGCGCTCGCGACCGAACATGCGCGGCACATTGACGAAGCTGTAGTCGTAGGCGGCGAGCTGGCCGAGCAGCCGCTCGTCGTCGGCCGGCGTGCGCTGGAACACCATCTGGCAGCCGCAGGTGATGAACGGGTACTGGTACATGCGGGCGATCGTGCCGCGGGTCAGCCAGCGCGGATGCGTGGCGGCGCCGGAGATCTCGATGATCTCGGCGTAGGGGTCGTAGTTGTGATAGACAAGGCCACCGATCAGCCGGCCCTCTTCATCGATGATGCCGATCGCCTTGGCGTTGACGCCGAAGCCCAGAGAGCCGACGTGCGGGATCAGCTGCGCCACTGCGTGCGCGACGAGCTGGTCCTGGCCGTAGACATAGCGCAGCATCAGTCACCTCAGGTGTAGCCGCCACCGGACCAGTCGCCGATGTAGCGGCGGTATTCGTCCGGCGACATCGGGTTGCCCCAGCCGCCGGTCGCGGCGCCGGCGCCGGCGTCGCCCATGATACTCTTCGGCGCCTGCAGCCGGGCGTTCTCGGCGAGCCGCGCCGCGATCGCGTTGCGGCGGCCTTCCAGATCGTACTTGCCGCCCTGCGCGGCGACCCGCAGCGCCTCGGGGTCGACCATGCCGCGCGGGTCGCCGAAGGTCAGGTTCTGCTTGATGCCGTTGCCGTAGACGTCGCCGCCGCCGAGCGTCGGATTGCTGGCCGGGTCGACGTACAGGTTCGGCATCCGCGACTGCTCGATGATGTCCTGGCCCGGCCGGCGATCCTGCTGCCACGCCGCCACCGCCTGCTCGCTCGGGGTGTGGCCGCGGATGTAGGCCGGCGCGAACATGCCGCCGAGCGCGCCCTGCGCGTTGTAGGTGTCGAACAGCCCGCCGGGCGCCGCCGGGTCGGCGAACTGGGGTGGGACTGGAACGGGTGCGTCGGGCATGGGTGCTCCTACACGTCGGTGCCGACCGGCCAGAACAAGGCGTCGATCGCGATCAGCTCGACGTCCGGCTTGGCCTGCTGGGCGACCGTCACCTGCACGGTCAGCGCGTGGCTGTAGCCGGTCGAGCCGATCGACACCCAGCCGGTGTTGCGGACCACCGGCTTGCCGGCGGCCGGTTGATCCCATTGCGCGTAGGCCGCCCGCTGCGGCGGCGTCGGCACCGGCGGCGGCGGGCCGCCCAGGTCCGGCCCCCACTTGCCCTGGTCCCAGACGTCGAGGATGCCAGGGTCGACGCCGGGTGAGGGCGGCTGCGGCATGGCGATGACGAAGTCGACGCAGCTGCCGAGCTGCGGCTGGAACGGCTCGCCGGCGCGGGCGGCGAACGAGGCGCGCGCCTGCGACCACGTCTTGGTCTGCGCCTGCTGGCCGAACATGCCCCAGCCGCCGAGCAGGCTGGCAACGTAGGGCAGGCCGTCGTCGTAGCCGGTGCGGTCGGCCTGCATGATGACGCCGCCCTGGGTGCCGAAGAACATGTCGCCGCGTAGCCGGATGAAGCAGGTCGCATCCCAGCCGGTGAACCGCGCCCAGGCGCCGGTGCCGGTGTTGACGATGGCGCAGTACTGGCTGCCGGGCGTGCCGCCGGGCCATGTGACGAACATGCCGCCGTACTCGTCCCAGCGCTTCATCGTCCACTGCCACGTCCGCTTGGCGATCGCCTCGGTGCGCCACAGCGAGCGGATGTTGTGGCTGATCATCGCAAGGTCGAGCTGCTCGGCGTCCTTGGTGATGGCGGCGCTGACCGGCACGATGCCGTCGACCGTGGCGATCAGCAGATCGCCGCCGAGCGCGATGTGGGCGTTGATCCCCATCGGCGGCGGGATCTGGTAGCGACCCTCCTGGCGCCAGTTGTTCGGGTCGCTTGGGTTGCTGCCAGTGAAGATCAGCAGCTCGCCCTGGTCGGTGGCGAACACGCACTTGTCGTCGATGCCGTCGCCGGCGTCGATCGACCAGCTGGCGCCGAACAGCAGCTTGCCGCCTTTGGTCGCGGCGCCCGAGAGCGGTATCTTCTGCAGCGCACCGCCGATGCTGTCGATGCCGAGATACCAAGCGTCCATCGAGTTGAGGCCGATGAAGAACAGCCGGTTGCGGTACTTCCAGACGTAGACGAGATGCTGGCCGGGCGGGCCGCCGGTGATGTCGGTGATGGTGATCCAGGTCGCACCGTTGAACCGCAGCGGCGGGTCGCCGGCGTCGTTGACCGCGGTGAGGAAGTCGCCGGCCGCGGTCGCGAGCTGGGCGGCGCTGTAGTTGCCGGACAGCTGGCCACCCTTGACCAGCACCGGCGTCGCGGCGGTGACGTCGTACAGCTTGGTCTGCTGCGCGGCGAACATGTACTGCACGTTGCCGCTGGCATACTCGAACGATGACAGCACCGGCAGCGGATCCGGCAGCACGCACCAGCGGATGTGGCCGCCGCGCAGCTTGACGCCGCGCATGGTCGGCGCCCAGTTGTCGCAGATGATCGCAGCGCCCGGCTGCATGAACGAGAAGTTCTCGCTCTCGATGATGCCGCGGGTCGGCGCCGGCACCGTCATCGCCTGATGCCGTTGCGCCACCTGCTGCGGCACCGGCTGGCGCCGGAACGCCATGTGCTGGCTCATGGTTGCGGCCCCCAGCTGGCAGGCCACGGGATGGCAACCTTGGCGGCGGCCGAGATCGGCGCATGGCCGACGAAGGTCGGCGCCGGCCGATCAGATCCCATGTTGTTGGTCAGCGCATCGCTGTAGCTGCCCATGTCCTCGGCGTAAGGTGCGCCCTTGTTGGCCTTCCACTGCCAGATCATCCCCAGCTTGAGCATACGCTCGTCGAGGATGCCGGTGTCGTTGTCGGCCATGAACACGTCGCCGACGCCGCCACCGCCGCTGGAGAGCTGCACAAGGTTGCGCGACAGGTACATGAAGTTGGCGGTGACGCCGGCGGCCATTGCCGGGTAGATCAGCATGGTCTTCTTCTGGATCGTCCACTCGCCCCTGGTGTCGGCGTGGACGCGCATACGGCGCTGCAGCCACTCGTCGGGGTCGGCGATGAAACGCATCGGTGCGCTCATCGAGTCCGACCGCCACACCTCCGAGGTCTTGAGCATACGCTTGAAGTTGGCCGGCATAGGGAAGGCGGTCACCGTGCCGTTGCCGGTAAACGTCTGGATCTCGGTCAGGCCGGTCCAGTCGCGGGTGTCGTAGCCGATCCGCTGCACCATCTCGTTGGCGAGCGCGAGCATCTCCTGCATCGTGCGGTTGGCGTTGATGCCCGAGAACACCGACGTCGGCAGACTGACGCCGACAGCCGCGCAGACCTCTCGCGTGACCGTCAGCAGCGTCATGTCAGGCCGCCCGCTTCTGAGCCTCGGATGCCATCCGCACCAGCACCTTGCGGCCGAGCGAGCCGTGCGGTGCGTGGCCGGTCGCCGTGGTGATGAACTCGCGCAGCTGGTCGAGATCCATGTTGGCAAACGGATCGTCCGGCTCGTCGCCGGCCGGCAGCCGCGACTTCAGCAGCTTGGTGTCCTCTTCGAGGATCGCGTTGCGGGCCTTCAGCGCGTCCAGCTCGGCCTGCAGCTGCGTGTTGGGTGCGTGCGTCAGGCTTTGCTGGATGTACTCCTGCGCCTTGTTCTTCAGATCGCGGCCGTTGATGCCGAGGTTCTTCAGCTCCTGGCCGTCAACTGCGGCCAGCGCCTCGACCGTGTAGATGTTCAGCGCCCGCAGCTCGGCCCGGCGGGCCTCGGTCAGGAACGGAACGTACTGCAGCGGCGTGCCGGACTTGGTCTGGCTCGTCTGCTCCTTGAATTGACGGTACTGCCGCTGGAAGCGCTCGGCGTAGGTGATCGCGGACTGCTCGCCACCTTCGGGGCTGTCCACCCAGTGCGAGACGGCCGCGGCCGGGAACGTGCTCATCGCCCTGGATCCGGCGAAGCGGATGTCGACCACCTCCATGTCGTCGAACATCGGCCGGCCCGCCTTGGCGGTCGCGGCGGCATTGGGCAGCGCGTGGTGGCGGAAGGTGGCAACGATCGCAGCGTCGGTGTCGCGAGGCGCAGGCATTGTCTACTCCATGTTGTTACTTCAATTCAGAACAGCCGCCCGCGGTATGAAACGGGGGATCCCTGCTTGCAGACAGGGCTGCGGGCGGCTGCTCCTCTACTCGGCTGTCGCGTCACGCAGCCGGGTTGCTGTCGTAGAACCTCCAGTTGAACATCGGGTTGGTCATCGTCAGCTCACCCATCCAGCCGATGAACTGCGCGATCGCGTCCTTGTCGATCGGCATCTGGCCGTCACCGTCGAACACCTTGTCGAAGTTGCGGTCGGGGTGGTAGCGCAGCTTCAGCGAGCTGGTGTCGATGCCGAAGGTGGTGTTGGCCGGCATGTTGCTGCCGATCCCGCCGTCGAGCACGATCTCGGCCCGCTTGCCGCCGCCGATGTACTCCAGGCTGGTGAAGCCCAGCTTGCCCATCGACGTCTCGTTGGTCTGCCGCTGGATCGCGACGGTCGCCGCGTCATACGCCGCGTAGTGCTCGGGCGACATGATCAGCAGGTCGGCGTGGTCGCGACCACGCGACTGCTTGTTCATGATGAACGACAGGAACGGCCGCACCGTGGTGCTGTTGACCTGCGTGCCGATCGCCGTCGCCATGCTCTGTGCGTCGTAGGTCTTGGTCTGCCAGATCACGGCGCTGTTACGGTCGATGCCGCCGTAGGTGCCGCTGTTGGTGACGATCGGGATCGCGGTCGCGAGGCCGGTCAGCTGCTTGCCACCGTTGGCGGTGCCGTCGCCATACAGCGCGGCATCCATGGTGTCCTCCAGCGACTTCTCGGCGGCGCCGATGTAGCTGTCGTAGACATCCATGAGCTGGCTGTCGCCCTGGTTATTGAGGATCTCCTGCATCGACAGGATGACGGGAACGACGACCATCTTGGGGTCGTAGTACGCATCATTAAACAGATCGATCGCCGGGTTCAGCAGCTGGTCATAGCCGCTGTACCATTGCGCGACCTGCTTGCCGATCTGCAGCGTCTGCCGGATGCGCGGCCCGCTGTAGGTTTGCCACGCGCCCTTGCGGCGAAGCACGGCGAGCAGCGCGTTGTTGTTCGAGACGAGATCTTGATAGCTCGACGAGCGCTCTTCGAGCGTCATCGACAGCACCTGCTGATATGCAGCTGCGGTGGCGATATTGGGCATGTGCCCCTCCGGGGTTCAGATGTGCAACTCAGCCATTGACGCGCTTGATGGCACGCTCAATGGCATCTCGGCGTCCGCTAGGTTTGTCCTTCTCGTTCTTCTTGCGCACCGTCCCGTTTGAGGGGCCGCTCTCTGGTGCGCCTGAGATGGACTTGTCTTGCCGGGTCTGAGCCGATGGGTTGCGGGTCTGAGCCGCTCGGGTCGGGTCTTGCGGTTGCAGTCGGTCGGCACGGGCATACGCTTCTTCAAGCGTGTAGCCGTGCGTCAGCTCCTGCTCGATCAATTCCCCCAGCTCGTCGAACCTTGGATGCGTGTCGGCGAAGATGTCGACCGCACTGCGGGTCTGGACGAACTGTCGCTCGTACTGCTGCGCATGTTGCATCTGCTGGAAGTTCTGCGCAAGGGTCTGCACCACCTGATGCAGCTGCCCGATCTGGTGCGACTGGGCAGTCTGGGCGTTGCTGTTCTGCACCAGCTTGTGCTGCTCGGGCGACTGATTGAGGATGTGGTAGGCGATGTCGCGCAGGCCGATCTTCTGGCCCTCCGCGGTGCGCAGGTTCAGGTTGTTGACGATCACGTCGAGGCCGCCGACCACGTCGGTGCGCAGCTTCTGCTCCATCGAGGTGTAGTTGGTCAGCGCCCGCTGCAGCGTGGTGCCATGCTGCTCTGCCATCTGCTGGAACGGCCGGATGCTTTCCATCGCCTCGTAGTCGCCGCGGTAGGCGCGGTGGATGTTGTCCGTCTCCTGCGCCAGCCGGTGAAACTCACCGCGCACCGTCTCGGGCGCCGCGGCCCAGTCAGCCTTGGCGTGCTCGGCGACCCGCGGCGGCGGATCCCGGTACGGCGTGCCCTCGGGCAGGCGGGCGACCGGCGCCCGCTGACGTTGGCCAGGGGCCTGCTGCTGGCCGGGCTGGCCGGGCTTCTGATTGGCCGGCGCCTGGGCGTCCGGCGCCCTGGCGAACCGGCCCTGCTCGCGCGGCTGCTCGGTCTTGGGCGGCTTCTTCAGGTCGAGCGGCAGCTCTGGCTCGTCGTCCGGCGGGTTGTTGTGGCCGCGCTTGGCCTCGGCCGGCTTGGCCGGCTCCTTGCCCTTCTGCGCCCGATCGAACGCCGCCTGGATCGCCTCCCGCCGGCTGCCGGGCGTCTTGCTCGTCTCCGGTGCCTTGTCGGGCGGCGTGTTGGTGGACGGCGTCGGCGTCTGGGTCGGGTTCGGATTGACCACCACCTCGGCAGCCGGCGCAGGGGTGTTCGCTGCCGGCGCCGGTGAGGCAGCAGGCGCTACTGTCACGTCAGACATGGTCGTCTCCTATCGGGCGGTTCCCGCCCTGACACGTTCGACGGCCCTCTGCAGCGCGTGACGGCGCTGGGCTTTGACTTGCTTGGTATCGGTCGATCGCTGCTTCGGCGCCGGCCGCTCGTTGCCGACCTCGGTCAGGCCATGCGCCCGGCCCACGGCGCGGAACGCCGCCTTGGAAGTGTACATGCGGCCGTCGACCTGCTCGATCGCCGGCATCTCGTCTGTGATCAGATTTGGGCACGGCAATGGCGATCGTGCCGGCGGCGTCCGCTCACGCGCCACGCGCCACCGTCCCGGCTCGATCTCAATCAGCGTCGTCATCTCAGATGCCATACTTGCCGGTGAAATAGCCGTCGAGCGAGTTGCGCTCGGCCAGCGACAACGCGGTGTTGGTGACAATGATCTCGCTTATCGGGCCGTCCCATGCAGAACCGCCAAACGATGCGGCAAACCCGTTTCCAATCCCGAACTTGGCAGTGGTGTTACCCCAAGGAGCGGCGCACGCCACTGGCGTGCTGGGTAGATTGTTGACGTAGACGATATTGTTAGCGCCGTCGAAGATCGAACCCATGCGGTAGTTGGTCGAGACAACGGCAAGATACGTCCCCAAAAACCCAGCGCGATATGTCGCTACGTTGCTGGTCCCTGCCGGGATAAATATCCAAGCAGCGTTCGCAATGGTTGCAGTGTCACCACCTCCGGTACCATCAAAGCTGACCGCCCTGCCGTAAGCGCCATTAGCCAATGGACTGAACTGTCCAACGATGAACACCGAACCTGTCACGCCTGTGCCAAGCCCGGTGAAGCTAAGGTTTTGCAGACCGGCATTATTGGCCGCAACAAAGTTGAACGTGGGCTTGCCGTTGAACCCGGTCGCGCTGAACGGCACGACGCCTGAGTTGGTCAGCGTCTTGCCATTGCCGCTCTGATCAGCCACCGCCGTGACGTTCGCGCCACTCAACGTCACGCCGACATCGGCCTTCCACCAGCCCTTCAACGCCGCGCCCAGATCGGCCGGCGTCCACGCTGGTGCGCCGCCGCCACCGCCGCTGCCGCCGTAGTTCACCGGCCAGCCGCCGGCGGCGACCTTGGTCACCGGCGTGCCGTACTTGTTGGTGGCCTCGGTGACCGGCGCACCGCCGCTGGTCACCTCGGTGACAGGTATGCCGCCCGCAACCACGGTCACAACCGGCATACCCATCGCCTGCCCCCCGCCTTTGCGCCGCTCAGCGCTTGGACTTGCCCTTGCGCTTGTCGGCCGGCCGCTTGCCCTTGCTCGGCTTGCGCACCGGCGGCTTCTTCTCGCGCTTCTGCTGCGTGCTGCTCGTCTCGTCATCACCGGCGACGGCGGTGAACTCAAAGGCGAGCGCGTCCGACAGGTCATCGCCGCGGGCGACCTCGACGTCGACCGTCGCGGCCGCGATCGCGGTCGGGATGTTGGCCGTCAGCACCGTCTCGGAGACGAGCACCGTCTCCATATCCTCGTCGTTGAACACGATCACGCTGTCGGCGTCGAAGCCGCCGCCGGTCGCGGTCAACTCAAAGGTGCCAAGCCCATCAGCCTGCGCCGGCACGCTGTCGGGGCTGATGTCGGTCAGCGCGAGCGCCGGCAGCTCTTCGCCGCCACCGCCACCACCGATCGGCGTGCCGTCCGGGTTCATGTTGCTGCCGAGCGTCGAGCCAGGCGGCTCGTTGATGCTGGCGAGGCTGCCCATGCCCTCGATCGGCGCTGCGTGCTGGTCGGGCGCACCCGGCGTCGGGATCTTCGGCACCGCGGCGCCGGCGACGCCGTGCTCCATGCCGAGCGTAGCCGGGTCGACGATCGGCCCGTGCCCAGGCTCGGCGCTCGGGATGTTCGGGTTGACGTTGTCGCGGGTGATCTGGCCGCGACTGATGTCGGCCGGCAGCCGGTCCTCGGGCTTGGTGTGCTCGATGAAGTCGAACGGCCGATCGACCAGCAGGCGGTTGTCGCCCCCTGCTCGATCGGCAGCGACGCGCTTGGCGCCGTCCTCGTCGTAGTTGCGGCGCGGCTCGGGCCGGCCGGTCTGCTCTTGTCGCTGCGTGGTCATGTAAACGTCCATGTCTGCGGCGCCGTGGTGACGACGCCGCCGGTGATGACGACCACAGGCCACGGCCCCGCGGAGGTTTTCTTCGTCACCGCGGGCGCGGTCAGCGAGGTTGCAGAGTTGAACGTGGTCGTCTGCGCTACGCCGTTCACATAGATAACGCTCTGCTTGGTGAAGTTGGTTCCGGTCGCGCCGAGAGTAGTTGCGCCGACGCCGGACACGGTCGAGCCGGGCGTGATCGAGGTCAGCGCCGGGTTGGTCGCCGGCGACAGCGAGCTGGCGTGCTGCTGGTTCGGGTTGTTGGTGTAGCTGCCCAGGTCGGACACCATCACCGTGGGGCACTCGACCCTGGATCCTGGCGCGGTGACCACCACCTCGGTGCCGGCGCCCTCATGCGGGACGCTGGTCGAGGCCGGCACAGCGCCGTTGAAGTTGACGTTGGGCGGCGTCACGCCGCCGGCGCCAGGGTAGGTGCCTTCGGTGCCGCCGGCGGTTGCTCCTGATCCCGAGGCCAAGGCGGCCGTGTTGGCGGCGAACGCGGTCAACGCACCGGCAGCGCCATCGTCGAAGAACGGTGGCGGGAAATCCTTGGGGTTCACAGACGACCAGTTCTTCGGGTCGTTGTAGGTGTTCTTCGTGTAGTTGGGGACGTTCGGCGGCGTCGCGCCGGTGAACGACATGTTGGTCGGCGGCGTCGGGCTTGGCGGCGTCACGGTCAATGCGCTCTGGGCCATCTGGCTCTCCTCACTGGGTTAGTTCATTCGAGTAGCTGCTTGGATCCGCGACGCCGCCCATTATTGCACCAGTACCGGCGGCAGCGCCACCGACACTGAGCAGCGGCGCCTTCTTGCGGATGAAGTCGGACAGCGTCTTGGCTGGATCCTCGCCGCGGATGCGTGCGGTGTACAGTATTCGTTCGTTGAGCAGCTGCGGGAAGGTGTGCGTCGGCACCGTCCCCAGCCCGGTCAGCCCGCCAGCACCGGCCCAGGCCGCGCCCTGCACGTCGGCGGTCGGCAGTTTGAAGTCGCGGCCGATCTCGCTGTAGAGCTTCTCGGCGGCGCCATACTCGTTGGCACGCGGCTTGGCGACCCAGAAGTATGGGATCTGCAGTGCATCCTTGATCTTGAGCCTGCCGGCTTCGTGCAGCTGCTGCGGCCGGAAGCTGACCGTGTCGCCGTCGCGCTCGCCGTAGCGATTGACAATCGTGTCCTTGGTCGGGTCGGTGCCCTGCTTGTACTTGGCCGACACCGACGTCTCCAAGAACCGCGGATCGCGCGTGCGCATGCCGATGTTGCGGAAGGCGTGCGTGTCCATCGTGCCCGGCACGAGGTTGCCCTGCAGGTTCTGCGAGAACGACGCCGGCTTGGTGTTCTTGAAGATGTCCCAGCCCTCTGGCGACATCACGGTGGCGTGGTTCTGCCGGTGCAGGTTCTGCGCGACATGGCCGTAGGGATACGGCAGATCCTCGGGCAGGCCCTTCTTGCTCATCATGTAGTGGTACGAGGCATTGCGGATGTTGGTCGGCACGTCCGATCGTGGCGACGTCGCCGCCACCATGTCGATGAACCGCTCGTACTCGACCGGCCCATTGCGCGGCCCCAGCTCCTTGATGAAGGCCTGCCGCACTGGCTCGTTGTGGTACCACTTGTCGGCGCCGAAGCCGATGCCCGTCTCGACGCTCTCGCGCACGCCCTGCTGCACCCGCTTCATGCGCAGTGCATCCTCCAGGCGATCGGTCACGCCGTGCTTGGGGACATAGCGCTCCATCGCCACCTGCGGCACGTCCGAACGCAGTGGACCAGACAGATCCATCGGCCCGGCGCCCTTCGGGCCGGCGGCGATCTCGTCGAGGATCGCCCGGCTCTGCTTGGTAAAGGCGGCGCCCTTGATCGGCTGGCCGTAGGCGTCGAACAGCGGCTTGGCGAGCTTCGGTATGTCCGGCATGCGCAGCGGCTCAGCCAACGCGCCGGGGGCGAAGCCGGCGACCCGCTCGGCCGCCTTGCCGGCGACCTTGGCCGCCCTGGCGCCCGGTACGAGGCCAGCCGCGGCGACACCAAAGTGCAGGGGGCTGGGTGCGTCCCACATGTCGGCGATCGAGCCGATCGGCGTCAGGTTCAGTGCCGCCTTGGCGACATCCTGCTGCTGTTGCTGCTCCGGCGTGTAGACCTTCGGCAGGCTGCGCTCGACAATGCCGGGCCGCTCGGCCTCCGGCGGCAGGGCAAACTCCGGCGGCAGCTGCCGCGGCACGGCGCCATTGCCCCAGGCCGGTGGCGCATTGTCCTCGACCGGCTGCGGCCGCGGCCCGACCGTAATGCGCAGCGGCGCCTGACCGTACTGGTTCGGGTCCAGCAGGTCGCCCATCACCCAGTCATCCTCGTAGGCCATCAGTTCCTCCAGTCCGGCGGTAACCACGGCAGCGGCGGCATGATCGGGCCGGGCTTGCCGCGCGGCGTTGGCCACGGCTGCCCTGGCGGCGGGTATGGCGACGGCGCCGGCGGCCCCTGGATCGGCGGCCGGCCGGCCATCACGCTCTGCTCATCGTTGGTTGGCCGTCCGGCGCGAGGATCGACCGGCGGCGCGTTGCGCAGCAGCTCCTCGTAAGCTGCATCCAGCTCGGCCTGGGTCCGCTGCGGCAGGTCACGCTGCGCCCACTGCGGCGGCGGGTTCTGCCGGAACGCACGGTCGACGATACGGTCCAACTCGTCGAGGCTCTCCTTCCTGGCGAGGCGGCCCTCGAATTGATCGGCCGTCGACGCCTGCAGCGGATGCGGGAAAGCCTGCGGCGGCGGGTTGTCGATCGCCGCCTTGAAGCCGTGCGGGTCATGGCCAAACGTGCGATCGCGGCCGGCGTCCATCTGCAGTGCGCTCTGGTCGATCAGGTCGCCCCAGCCGCGGGCCGGCCGCATGTAGCCCGGCACGATCACCGGCTCATTGCCGCTAAACTCATGCAGGCTGGTCGGTCGCCGGTCGTCGATGTTGGTCGACGCCGGCATCGCCTCGTAGTTATCCTGCCGCGCCAGCTCGCCCATGATCCAGTCGTCGTCGGCCATCACTGCCTCCGGGGTGCCGGCGGTTGCGTCATCTTGAGCTGCTGCTGCGCGCGCTGGTCGGCTGAGCGCTGCGCCTGCTCGCTCGATCGCTGGTTGGCGAGCTGCGCCGCCTGCTGCGCCTTCTGCGCGTTCAGCGCCATGTCCTGGTTCTTCTCCAGCACATGCATCTGATGCGCCTCGCGGCTCTCGACCACCTTCTGCGCCTGCACCTGCTGCTTGCCTTCGGTGTCGGACAGCTTGATCTGGGCATTGGCCCAGGCAATGCGGCGCTCGTTGGCGAGCGTCTCCTGATGCTGGCGGTCCTTCTGCACCAGCTCGTCCTGCTTGACCTTGAGATCGCCGGCGTCGCTCTGCTTCTTCTGCTCGATCTTCGCCATCTCGATCTCTTTCATCAGCTTGAGCTTCTCCTCCTCCGGGTTCGGCTGCGGCTGCGTGCTCTTCATCTTCATCTGCTCGACCAGCTCGTCGATCGTGCCGTCGAGCGATCGGCCGGCGCGGAACGGCGCGGTCGCGAACTTCAGCAGCTCGCCGCAGAACTCGGCGGTCTTAGGCTCGGCGCTGATCATCTGCGACAGCTGCGGCAGCAGCGTGCTGAGCACGCCGATGAACTCGGTGCGCCGCTGCTTCTCGGCGTTCTCGTCGGCCATGATCGTGCTGTCGGTTTCGATGTCGAGCACGAAGCTCTTGGCGCGGTTGTCCTTCAGGAACTTGAGCACCTGCTCGATCGTCGGCTTCTCGCGCAGCTGGTTGATGGTCTGGACGCCGGCCTCCTGCGCCTTCTGCATCTGCTGGGCGATCTGCTGCGCCTGCTCGGGGTTCTGCTGCGCCATCTGCTGCACCTGCGGGTTCTGCATCAGCGTCTGCACCTGCTGCTGCTGCGCCTGCATCTGCTTCATCACCTCGGCGATCTTCTGCTGCACCATCTGCTGGGTCGGCAGCTGGGTCTGCGACATCTCGATGATGGTCACCGGGCTGAACTTGTCGGTGATGATGTCGAGCGTGATCTCGACCAGATCGCGCGCCAGCCGCACCAGCTCCTGCTGCTTGTCCTTGATGCGCTTGGAGCCGTACTCGGTCTTGAGCTGCTGGGCGCCGAGCGTCTCGGCCGGGTCGGTGGCGCCGCGCATGATGTCGGACAGGCCCATGATCTGGTAGATGTCCTCGATCACCTGCTTGCGCAGTGCGACGAGGCCGGTCACCGTCTGCGCGATCATGTCGATCGGCATCCAGATGATCACTTCCTTCGAGCCGCCGAACGCCGCCCAGTTGCTGATCGGCACCAGCAGGCGGCCCGGCGTCTTGGCCTTGATCGCGGCCTGGATCGCGTCGCCCAGCTCGGCGCCGCCGGCCGGATAGAAGCCCTTGACCTCCAGCGCGTCGCTCAGCGCGTGGATCCGGCCGGTCAGCAGGTTCAGCTCATCGAGCTGGTCGCGATACTGCAGCACATCAGGGACAGGTATCAGCGAGCCGCGCTGCACCGTGCCGTAGGCCGGCCGCGGGCACGGGAAGAAGTTGCACAGCTCCAGATGCGGGTTGTCCTCGTCGAGGATCTTCTCGCAGCCCTGCGCGACCCAGAGCACGCGCTGGTCCTTCTTCGACCAGATCTCCCAGAACTTGGCCCGCTCGCGGTTGTCGGCGCCGCCGACCTCCTTGCTCTCCTTGTTCACGCGGTACTCGGCGTTCTGGTACTCGTCGCCGCTGGTCTTGCGGAAGCGCTTGCGCGCCTGCGCCCGCGTCAGGTAGCTGGCGCCGGCGACCCAGCCGACCTCTTCCCAGTTGCGCGAGATCGAGTGCAGGAAGTCGCGCCGGTGCTTGAAGTCGAGGCAAACCTTCTCGCGATTGTAGTAGCCCTTGCCGGCGCTCTCGTAGCGCGCCCACAGCACGCCGCGGCTGATCAGCGCCACGTCGTCGCGTACCAGCTTCATCAGGTCATCGATGCGCGTGATGTCGAACGCCACCACGGCGCAGCGCTCGGCGATCTCGCTGGCGGCCTGATAGACCGGCCGGCGGTCCTTGAACTTCGGCACCACCACGGGCTGCGGCGGCTTGGCGTAGATGCTCGGCTTGATCACCTCGCAGTTCGCCCAGAACATCGCGAACTCTTTGTCGCGCGTCATGCTCGACAGCCGCTCCAGCGACGCGAACAGCTTGTCGATCTTGTCGCAGTGGTCGTTCCACTGCTCGAAGGCGTCCTCGCTCTCGGTCAGCAGGTTGAGCCACGCCTTGGCGCTCTTCGGCTCGACGCTCGGGTTGTAGTCCTGATCGTCGACGCTCTCGTCGGCCGGCGCCGGCTTCGGGTTGTCGTTGTCGTCGATCATAGGCGCAGCCCTCCACGCGGTTCAGCCGGCGGCGGGATCATGAAGCCGCGCGGCTGCTCGACCTTGACCTCGCGCAGCGGCGCGTGCCGCCACGCCAGCGACAGATAGCGGAAGGCGTCAGCCGGATGCGACGTCCAATCGTGGACGTGGCTGGCGCGGAACGCCTTCGTCTCGTCGTCCCACTCGCGATGATACAGCTCCAGCGCGGCGATCAGCTTGTCCTCGCAGCGCGGATGAAACACGCACAGCGGCAGCGTGCGGCGCACCGCGTTGCGGCCGTCCTCCAGCGTCGCCCACGGCACCATCAGCGGATGCAGGCCGAGCTGCTGCATCGTCTCGACCCTGGTGCGGCCGCTGCCCCACTCCTTCACCTTGGCGTCATGCGGGACGTAATCGTGGCCGCGCATCCAGCCGTAGTCGCGCTCGCGCTGCTCGATCGCGACGAGGTGGCTGTCGAGGCCGACGCCGCTCGCCACATAGACGTCGAGGATGATCAGCTGCGCACCCTGCAGCTGAAACCAGATCACCACGTTGTCGTCCGTCACCCCGAGATCCCAGGCGCGGTGAACGTACTGGTCGGGCAGCGCGTCGACCTCAAGCACGCGACCTTCCTCGCGCACCTGCGCCATCTCCAGCGCATAGAAGGCGCCGAGCACGCTCGCGGTCCAGTCGCAGTACAGCTCCTGGCGATAGCTCGCCCGGCCGGCGTCGGCGCCGTACAGGTCGACCATCTCCTTCATCGTCTCGTCGAGCTGCGCCGGCGTCAGCATCCCGGTCTGCTCGACCGTCAGCAGCTCGCTGAACCAGCTCGGCGTCTGCTGCGCGTGCTTGAACATCGCGTGCGCGTGGTTGCGGCCGCGCGGTGTCGTAATGAAGATCGCCCAGCCGTTGTTCTCTTCGAGGATCGGTCTGTAATACGCCCAGGCGCTCGGGTTCGCGAGCGCGTACTCGCTGAACACGATGCCCGCGGTCGAGGCGCCGACCGTCGAGCTGTACTGATCGGAGCCGATGCATTGCACGGTCGAGCCGTTGACCAAACGCAGGAACATCTCGCTCTCGTTGGTGCTCGATCGGATCTCATGCGGGAACGCCTCGTCGATGCGCCGCTTGCCGCTGTGCGGATTGACCGCGGTCCAGATCGCCTTGCGGGCCTGCGCATACTCTGGTGCGCAGTACCAGTACGATGCCGGCCGCTCGATCGCCTTGACGGCGCAGTGATGCAGGCAGACGTCGTCCTTGCCAGCGCGTCGGTGCCAGACCGCCATGGCACGCTTGCCGCCGGCCTGCAGGTACTGCCACAGCTTCATCTGGTGATGCCGCGGCGTCCATCCGTTGTTGGGTAGCGTGATCTCAGGCATAGCTCACCAGCCAGATCACCAGCACCACAACGCCGATCGAGATCAACGCGCCGATGATGATTGCCAGCAGCGCGTTGTCGCTCATGTCACCACCACCAGCACCGCGACGATCAGCATCGCGCCGATCGTGCCGGCGACGTAGACCCAGAGCGGCGTCAGCGTCCCATCAGGTTGTGTGACGGGGCCGAGCATCACGTCACCGGCTCGAAGTTGTCTTTGAAGTACTGCGCCGCGACCAGCCACTGGTCAGCGTGGTTGTGCCTATTGCGTGCGATCATGTCACCCAGCTTCGGCGAGCCTGCTTGCTGATCGGCCGTCGAGATGTCGACGTGGTTCATGCTCTCGCCGGGAACGTAGTAGCGCAGCTCGGCGATCTGCGTGCGCCGGTACATGCGGAACGGGTTGTCGATCTCGTAGCTCGCCTCGCTCATCGCTGGCTCTGCACGTTCTGATCGGACGGCGTGGTCGCGGCCTTCACCGCCCACATCGCCGCTTCCTCGTAAGCTGTCTGTGCCAGCGCCGCGAGCCGCGGGTCGAGCCGCTTGAGATCTTCGCACAGATCGATCAAGTCGGCGGTGTAGCGCTTGATCTTGTCGACCATGCTGGTGCCGCCCGGATTGAAGTTCTCGCGCACACGCGCTGCTCCTAAGCTGCTCACTTGCCGCCTCCCTCGATGATGTGTCTGATCGTCACCTTGATGTCCTCGCCATCGGCGCCGGTCACCGGCTGCACCGCCTTGCCCCAGCCGCGCTCCCACAGCATGTGGATCGCCCGCAGGCGTGCGTCCTCCTGGCCCTTCGTGTTCTGTGCGATGGCCGCCACAATGCGAACAGTGCTGGGCG